CCGCCACCCATAATCTGCAGCGCCTTTGTCAGTCCAAATACTTTTACCAGCTTCCAGAACTGGTATACCGCACACCATGGCTGTCCCTGGCATCCCGGCTGTCCCCAGCTGTTGACATCACGGGCAAATTTCGTGTAGTTATTATATCCTGCGTTTTTCTGGAAATCATCTAGAAATGCATTGGTCTTCTTTTCCAGATATGGCTTGCCAGTTCCCTCTCCGGCGTAAAAATCGCCAAGATCTGTAAATTCTTTCAATTTGTCTGTTGTTGACACAATTGTATCCTCCTTCTTTGGTTCTGCTGCATAATCCTTGTAGAATACGCTCCGATCTACTTTTGTACTGATACCTGGAATCACAGCTTTACTGGAATACTGCCAACCAACTCCGAAATTCGGACGAAGTCTCTCAACAACTGTACCATTATCACTGGCCGGATACCTCGCAATCCAAAAATCATACTTTTTCAGGTGACTACAAATCATGTTTATATACCAGTCTACATTGCAGTAGATGCCAAACTTGTACCCTGCTGCCTCTACAATTTTCCGGAACGCATCTGCCAACTTATGAATGCTCTCTGCTCCAAGAGTTCTCTGATTGTGATATTCCAGGTCAAGCCATACAGGATACTGCAGTTTTCTTCCATTCAGAATAGACACAACCTTTCTGGCTTCGCTCTGAATTTCTGTGATTGTCATTGCATAAGAGTATTTGTAAACTCCTACCGGAATCTTATTCTCTGTGGCACCCTTATAGTTGGCTTCGAAATACCCATCTATAACATTGCCAGCTTCCGTGATCCGGATCATTGCAAAATCCATTCCATAATCAGCAACTTTTTTCCAGTCAATCTTTCTCTGCCATGCAGATACGTCAATTCCTCTTAACTCCATTGTGTACCTCCACTAAAAAGAGGACGATCACTCGCCCTCTGAATCTTTATCAATATTTGCTTTGTCTTCCACCTGTGACTTCACATGCTCTACGATTGGCAGGAGGAATGCAGGTATTGCGACTCCCATATCTTTAATATTCTCTAAGATACTGATAATCTCATTGCAAATAATCCAAATAGCCACAATGCAGGCTACCAGGAATGTAAAAGGTAATGTGATACCTGCAGTCTGAGACGCATATAAAAGCAGCTGATCAATCACGGCTCCCACAATCACCAAGAGCCACATACATACCTTTTTCATGATTCCCCGGATACTCTTGTAAGAATTGATATCCTGTGATCTGTATGTAGATGCCATCAACCCTGTAGCATAATCAAGCACATTGCATGATACCATCAGAAGAACCGGCACTGCCAGTACTCCCAGAACGGAGCTGATCAGTGCGAAGATTCCTGTAAAAAATGCTTTGATATAATTTTCTTTCATAGTATTATCCTTTCTCCGGTTGCGCCGGCGCAATTTTAAGTAAAATAAATAGAGCCTCACGGCTCCGCTCTGATTCTTTCCATATATTGTCCTCAAATTCGTTCTTTTGTCTGATCTTCGATTGCCTTTACATGATCGAGCATATCTCCTACTGCGTAAAACGTAGGTGCTTTTTCATTTCGCTTCACTACATTTCCGTAGTCATCAACTTCGTTATATGTTGTGGTTATGGAATACTCCCCTCCTTGGTTGATGATGCTGATAATCTTAATTACTTTCATTGGTCAATTCCTCCATTTCTTTGTCGTAATCTTCGACTACAGTGTCAATGATGATGTCGTAATCTTTCTTTGCGTCTCTGTTGTCTTTCTGTGCCGCTTCCTGTACTTCTTTCTCATCTAGGCGCAAGTGTTCAAAGCTTTTCTGGATACACTTAACCTCCCAGGAAAACTTTAAATTCGGTGTCCCCCTGACTGTAAAATAACTTTCTTCCTTTTCCGCTACCCATATATCACCATCTCCTTCCTTCTGTAGAAATACCTGGTATTCAATTCCGGAATTTATTGTTTCCGAAAATGCCGGATCTATGTCAACGATTGCGATTCCTCTATCATTTGTTGTTCCACAGCCAAGGTCTCCAAACATCGGTGTTGGTGTCTCATAGCAGTACAGCAGCCGATCAGAGAAATTCTCCGTTCGGGCTACGCGTGATTTGGTTCCACGTACTTCTAGGTTTCCTTGGAGTTTGATCATATCTTCGCCATCGTCTGAAAAAGAATCATAAAACTGAATACGGGATGAAGACGCTGCACTGATAAGCAATGCAGCGTCTCCTCCAACAATGCCACCATCAACGGTCAGAAAGTTGGTCCTTGTTCCGTCTGGTGACAGTTCAGTCACAAAATCATCATCGCCATCATCAAAATATATTTTGTTATTTACCGGATCTAAAACTATCTTCTGATCATTAGATTTCATAATCCCGTCTTTAACTGTCCAACCACCCAGAGTTCCATATGTAGCCACGAATGAACCGTCTGTGAGAATCTGGAAATAATTATTCGCCGTAACCAGTCCGTTAAAATTGATTTTACCAGCGCTAATGGAAACCTTTTCAGAAGACTGATTGATTGATGAAATGATTCCATTCTTAGATACTTTAGATTCAATAGAACTCTGAAGGATATTTATCTGGCTATGTGTTGATTCTATGATATCCTGCTTTATCTGAACATTTGTTACATAAAGAACAGATGCGTTAGAAGATGTCACAAATTGAATGGTATGTTTTCCTTTTTTCAGTTTTACATCAACTGAAAATTCTTTCCATTCCTTAGACATTTCCGATGAATAAAATGTTTTGATTGTAGTATCGTCAATTTTTATATTCAGTGCAACCTTTTCAGGACTAGCAGCCTCAAATATTATCGTATTAGATTCATCTGCATCAACCGTATAATCATAATTCATCCAAATTGAATTCCCAGAAACCAGATAAGCACATGTTTTTCCTAAGTGAGTTGTACGAGGTTTTTTGTCGGCATATGCAACCCAGCCAGTAAATGTTTCAAATGTTCCATTTTTACAATAATTAGTACCATATATTTTTTCACGCACATCTAGTTTGATTTGATCAGTCTTCTGGTCAATCATGCTCTTCGTTTGCTCTGTGGTCGAATATCCACTAAGCGTATCAGTCTTAACATAAGTTTCTGATACCGCAGTGCTTAATCCATCTACCTGTGCTTTTACATAAGTTTGCATTGATTTGGTGGTGCTATAATCATCATTAATTGTTGTAGACAACTGCTGTAGTTCCCCTGAAAATCCATCTACTGCAGATTTATATTCACCGACCTTTGTGTCCAGAGAAGTATATTGTTTACTTACTGCATCATATTTTCCGGTTACATCTGTATACTTCTGATTGAGGCCTTTTACGGTCTGCTCCGTGGATGCCATCCGGCTGTACATGGTCTTGTTGCCGTTCTGCAGTTCTATCAGTTCGCTCTCAGATATCAGAGCACTGATCTTGCCCTGTTCAACTTTGAAGCTTGTTTCCAGCCCTTGGAATCTTTTCAGTGTACCGGATGGAGCAAACAGTGTTATTTCTTTTATAAATCTCAAAGCATTTCCCTCCTTTCGAAAAATGCATAATAAAAGACATCCGATGTGGATGCCCTTTAGCATGGATTTTTCTTTTCTTTATAAAATAGTAAGGTCTTCATTAATGCTCGAAATCTTTCAACATTTTCTGTAAATATTAGGCTTGATAAGGACACCTATACATCGTTTCTCATGTACGGAGCGACTTCACAAAATAATGGATTTATGTACATTGTCTTTATTGATGTTGCATCGGGAAAACGGACAGTAAATTTTATTAAAATTGCAGACTTTGTGGCAAACAGGACTTTTTCGGGTACATACAGTGATGACACAACTACATTGACGATAAACGCTAGCGAAACCATATGGGGAGGCATTAAGTTGCTGATGTTTAAATAGTAAGGCTCTGACTGGTTTTAAGTACATCGAAGAAAAAGATAGCCACAAAAGTTATGAAATAGATGTGTCTGGATATCAAAGTACGCAATATCATTACGGATTTTTGATTTACGGATGGCGAGATAGAATAGAAATTCTACCGTTTGCATTTTCGATGATACCAACTGATTTATTCATAAACCTGAAAGATAATTCTTTTGTAACAGCAAAGCTTGAAAACAATAAGATTACTTTTACTAATCTGACTTTCATCTGTCTTTGGCTTCTCTGCTGTGTAATAACCCATCGGAACATATTCAATAGATTCGCCAACCATCATTCCAATCTCGATTGTTATCTCTTTCCCTTCAATTCTCTTTGCGGGATTCGTCATCTTGATCTTTGCGTATCTGGATACTGCAGAGCCGATAGAGAAATCATCCTCACTGTTGGATCCGCCTTCGATCGTAATCTCTGATATACCATCTGTTATTGTATTGCCATCAAAATATAGCAATGCATAAAATGTTCTGGAATCCTGCTGTATCAGGTTTCCAAATTCTTCTGATGTCTGATACATACAGGTACCTCCTCTACTTCAGCATAATGTCCAGTGCTTCCATATCTCTCACAGTAAGTGTAAAATCGCTATTAGATTTGCTTCCTGTTAACTCTTTTATTTCTTTTATATTGCAACTTCTTTTTAATTCATCTTCTAGATTTTTTACTTGTGTAATGCACAGTACCTTTTTTATTGTTCTTTGTTTATTAAGAAATTTTATATTTTCTTTTAATGTATCAATATTTCCGGCATCTGTATCAAATACCAGGACTACTATTGTCCCCATCTTCAATGGCATAATCCTAAGTTCAGTAAACTTTTCTGAAACAACATTAAATTTTTCCACTTTCCCAGGTGCTATTAACTGTAGTTCGGTTTTTAATACCTGAATAATTTTCTCTTCGTCTTGACCTTCAACGTAGTACTGATAATATTTTCCCATAGCATGTCCTTTTTTGTATTTTACTTCAATTCTTCTAATTGGTAGATTAGTTCTGCACTTGGTGCTGTCGAAAACAGATCATTTTCAACTGCATTTTTTACTGAATCAGTACTTCTTTTCAAAAATTCAGAGGCATTTACGCACTTTATTGATTCTGTATCATCATTTATATCCTTTTTCAAGAAAGTAAATGTATGTTTTGGTAATGGTAAATCAAGAACGTCTGTATTATGCGTTGTAAAAAATAATTGATCATTTTTTCTTAAACATCTAATCATTAATGATAAAAATGCTTTTTCTATATCCGTATGTATATATGAAAATTTTTCATCGCAATAATAAAATCCATTATCGCCTCTAATAATAGCTGTTACCATGCCTGCAATAGCAATACCTGCTTTAGTACCACTGGATAAAATATCTCTCTTAGTCAATTCTCCGTCTTGTATAATTACATCTTGAGTTTTCATCCTTACAACAAAAGAATTTTCTACATCACGTATTTTTTCAACTTTTATAATTGAAGTATCTAATGCTTTTAAAGTTTTTTCTAAAACTTTCAAGTACGTATCACCATTATGCTTAGAGTATTTATTTCCCACTCCAAGATCTGATGGATATTCAAATAACCATGATAACTCTTTTATTTTCCCTAACTCTTCAACGAAATTTTTTTTCATTATACATTCTTGTTCTTCTAAGCGCTTACTGCAACTTTCATAGCTGTCCTTAGCTCCTATTTTTACGTATTTTACGCAAATACTTACATCCTTATCTCTATACTTTTCTTCCGTTTTAGGCGCAATTTCTGTTATTACCCTATATAAAGAATCTTCTTCATTAGTTATAAAATCTATTGAAAATGTCGCTTTTTTGCTTGTATCACAAATTGCTTCTGTTATCCTGTCCATTTCCTTTTTATCCATGAAATTGAAAATGTTCATTAGCATCTTTCCAAAAGACGTCTTTCCAGAGGCATTTGCACCCATAAGAATATTTACTTTTTTGTATCTAAAATTGGAATGATTTTCTAAAAATTCCTCTTCTATATATGAGTTTACTATTTTTTTTGGATAAGACATATTCATATGAAAATTCTTAAATGCCATAAAATTGTCCAAATGTATGTCCATTACTATCATCTGATGTTCCTCCCATGCTTTTATTTCGTGATTCACGAACTAATCCTCCATTCATAATAATACTACATATTTACTATATTTTCAAATTTATTTTTGTAAAATATATTCATAATGTGTAATATATAGAACATCAAAAATATCCATCAATCTATATAACCTGACGGATATTTATACGGGAAGAACTTTTATGTTTTTATTTAAATTCATTGTAATAATATCACAACATATGTGTGTCATTCTATGTCATCTTAAAACTTTTTAATGCAGACGAATGGATTCTATGTACCTGTTTCCAGCTGTAATTCATTTTCAAAGCTACTTCTTCCCATTTCAGTCCTTTTATGTATCTCACTCTCAGCACTTCCTGCTCATCTTCGTTCTCCATCTGCCGGATCTGTCTCTCAATCTTCTGATAGCATCTGACTCTCTCCAGGCGTTCCTCTTTCAGAAATCTCAATCAATTTCATTCCAGAATCAAATAGTCTTCTGGCTTCTTCTACTCGCTGATCTGGTGCTCTTGCCAAGCCTCACCACCTCTCATTCATTTCGTTTTTGATATTTACTAAAATACAGTCCTGCCAGCACCATAATGACGGCCGGTTGTCGCCATGCCGAAAGGAGGTGCAAATACTTACATACAGTGAATCCTTTGCCTAAAGTATGTATGTGCTGGTGCTGTGCACGCTGTATGAAAAATTGGCAATAGAAAAGCACCCCGAAGGGTGCCTGTGAAAAATCAATTTCTATTTTTTTTTACTTTCTATATATTCTCCGATGGCATGTAAATTAAAAACTTGAAATATATTGTACACATAACTTTTAACATGCCATACTGCTATTAAAGAACAATAAGTATACACCCAAATTCCTGCTATAACCAAACCATTGTTTACAGTTACATCATTAAACATTTTAAAAGTGTCATCAATTGTAGAAAGTAAAATTTTAAGTACAATATTTAGTGTTAAAAAAGAAATATACAAAAGCATTAATTCCACAAATGATTCATTCATTTCAGAAAACTTATTCTCTTCCTTTTTTTCATTCGGGGTATCAACCAAAATTTCAATCAATTTTCCGGTTATTAACGCTTGAAAAAAAGCATATCCTGTAAATGTAACTCCCAAAAGTCCTATATATACTGTAATAAACGTTTCTATTACGCTTTTCATAGCAGTCACTGTGGATAAAGAAAATCCGATTATGAAGGCACATAACGCACTCATCATAAAAAAGCATGTACATTTCAGCAGATTATCCTTTTTGGGTAAAAAAATTTTAAATGATCTAAGTAATAAATTTTCTGAACTCTTGGGCTTGAACATGCTTTCAAGCCCCAAACCATTCTTTTCTTTTTCACTCATTCAATCATCCCTACATTAAAAATATTTTGATATCTTATCCTGGTTGCGTTCATATATTTTTTCATTCTCTTCGCTTTTGTACTTAATGCTTTCAAGTTCTCTTCCGTATGCAATTATATTACTTTCATTTTCAAAACATTCACCATTCATATTTATGCTACGAGTTTCTGTTATCTGATCTTCCTTTATGGTCGTCTTTGTATTATCTTTATCAGTAACTGAAAAAATAGGTTCCACAGTTCCATTGGATTGTGCAACCAAATTAATAATTCCCTTAGTATTTGTAGGCGAATTATATGTTACACTTCCGGTATTAGCACCAAGCATATTTCTTGCTTCTTTTGCCAGCATGCCAAATGCTCCGCTCAAATCTATATCCCCATCTCCATTCAAAGGATAAAATCTTAAAGTTAATTTATTTACCTTGCTGGCATTTTTCAATATATTTTCAATATTCTCTTTTCTTGGGATTCCTACTATACTTACTAATGGCTGTGGAAACTTATTATCTTTATCATTTCTGTTGTGGCATTTAACATAATTAGATAATAAATGCCGTATTAAACTTCTGAAATTCGCAATACTTGGACTACCTTTTTGATTTTCTACTAAAATCATACGGTGGTTATTTAAATATATCACGAATGTTGAATATGGAGCACTAGTATGTATTTCATCCTTTTCTACCAGTTCACCATATTCGTTTAAATCTGATTTAATTTCCAATATTGTCTTTTTAATAATATTTCCGGTTAAAACATAATCATCTCTATTATCACGTTTTACCTTTACATTATTAAGTAAAAATTTATTGTCCCCTCTTTTCAAAAGAGTATCACCCGTAAGAGCCGGCATTACTATTTTATCAAAGTAGTCCAACATCGGATACTCCTTCTTATCATCCGCAAAAACAATATTAAAATTCGCAACTGTAACTTTCTTTGTTTCCATACGTTTTTCCCCCATAAAATATAATCTGCTTAAATCATACTCCACAATCTGACATTTTTCAACAAATAGTGTTTCCGATATATATTTTATAAGGTATCTGCATTATAGAACATTCGTTCGTAAATGTCCATATCGGAAAACTGTACAAAAAGAACCTCGTAATTTCTACGAGGTCCCTTCTGAAAATTATATTCTCGGGGAAGAATATGTTATGCTTTTCGGACCGGATACCAGCCATCGGGATAAGCATTAACCCACTCACCATATCCTTATGGGGAAAGAGCCGCCGGCCTTTAAGCCTTTGGCTACATTCTCATTGTATAACGAAATTACCGAAATATCCGAAAAATCGTTATGTAATTTTCATCTTTTTCAGATAAGCATCCCTGATACACACTCTTGGGTAATCCTCATTGTGTGGCATGCCGATCTGTTTCGCAATCGCCTTCCAGGTCATGTTCTGCTTGTAGAACATCCGGAACACACATCTGGTCTGTCCATCCTTGATGTCATCAATCCACTGGTCCATACTCCTTCGCTTACATATAATGACGTTATACAAAATCATCCGAAATCACTTGCTGATATTTCAACCATCTTTGATGGTCTTTCTGGGAATTCAATAGCACCCAGTCAAAAATTCTTTGCACCTTTCAAGCTATATGAATATAAGGGCGGTGCTGCGGTTTTTGATATTCATTATCATTCCGGTAAAAAGCATTACTCAGAACATTTTGAAATAGCAGTTGCTAATTATGGAAAATTAGTAAAACCTCGTTTGGTGGACAAGGAATACCATGCTATTTCATATCCATTACAGGAAATTTCCGAACGTCTTATGTAATCAGACCTAAATCAACCATTATCTTGGCCAGTACACAAAGTATCCATGCAATTAGTACTGGCCAGAATAATTTCATACAAATTTTTAATATCTTTTCTTCTATCTGTCTCACCTCTTTCTGGTTTTAATATTGTATATTCAACATGTTGAACTACGCCTCAAAAAAAATATCTGCAACTTTTTTATCAAGCGCTTTAGCAATTTTCAGCAAAGTATCTGTTGTTGTCGTTGTTATTGTACCATTTTCCAATCCTGAAATTATTGTGCGTGATACTCCACTTTTCTCTGCTAATTCGCATTGTGACATACTTCTTTCTTTTCTACATTCTCTTATCTTGTATCCCATTATTTATTCACTCCCTTTCTGTTCATCATGTTGAACTATTTGTATAATATCACTCAGTTTTAGCATTGTCAAGTATGTTGAACATTTTTGTTGACTATTTTTTCAACATGTTGTACAATATACTAAACAATAGAAAGGGAGGCAGATCATGACTTTAGGAGATATCATAAGAAACTATCGAGAGAATAATAATATTACATTAGGTGAATTTGCAAATGCATGTTCTCTTAGTAAAGGTTATATTTCTATGCTCGAGAACAATATTAATCCTCGAAATAATAAACCTATTTCTCCAACTCTACCTTCTATGGCAAAAGTTGCCTCTGGAATGGGAATTGATTTAGATACTTTATTAAAAATGCTTGACAAAAAACAGCCTGTGCAGCTTATATCTGACAAAATCGAATCCTCATCTCCTCTCGTTATTGATTATCAGAAACCGGATCAGGAAGGGTGTTATCAGCGTATATCGGAGTATACTGCTAGGTTTTTGGACTTATATAATCAATTATCTTCGACTAACAAGGGAAAAGTAGTCTCTTACACAAAGGGGCTTCTCTCCACCCAGCAGATGGAAGAAGATCTTCTTGCAGCTCATGCCAGGACGGATGTAGAGCAAACTTCAGAGGGTGTTCAGCATGATCTGGATATTATGAATGATGATTCTTTATGGGAGTAGAAATGAAGACAAACATATTCGTAACCGCACCTTATAATCCTGAATTTAATAAATATCTTCCTGCTCCTTTAAAGCATGATTCCATATATCAGTCAGAAGGTTTAAAAAGGCATATCGAAAAGAGACATCCTGAGTGTCTTCCATATTTATCTTTTCTGTCCTCAATTATTGAATCTCCTGACTATATTGGTGTAAATCCTAATGAAAAAGGCACAAGTTTTGAACTGGTAAAAATAATGAGTGAAAATGTGCAAATAGGCATAAAGCTTGATGTAACCGAAGACTATCTTTACGTTGCCACTTTGCACACTATTACATCCGGAAAACTACAGCATGGAATTGAGAATGGTCGGTTAAAAAAATTTGACAAATAATGAATATCTGTTTATAATGATGGCATAGAATAATAATCAAGTAGCAAAGGTCGGAAAGGCTCCCGACGCACTCGCAAGAGTACCTGAGATGATGGATACGCCGCCCATCTTGTTACTTGGATTACTATGAAGGTGTTGTCATCATGACAGCACCTTTTTTATTTGCTATTTATATCAGAAGGGAGTTTTTTATTATGATGTATCCGTTCATGACGCTTAATGATAATACTGAAATTGTTCATTCTGAAATGAAAGCTGATGGAAAGGTTAAAGTTTATATAGAAACTCCTGATGTAGAATATTGTTTTAAGCATGCAACCTGCTGGCTTCCGGACTATAAATGGGAGGATATAAAAGGCTATTCTAATCTGGAATTGGCATATTTTAAACAACTTATCCGTAATAACGCTCATCTCATTATTAAGTTTTCCAAGAAAGGAGGCGTTTTAGGTGACACAGATTCTTAGGATTGAACCTAATAATACTTATCTAAGAGGTGGTTTCAATTGACTTATGAACAGTTACTGACTGTTGCCGATCAGGAAGGACTACTGGTAAAAGAGCATTCTCTTATCAACCATGATGGTCTGATCAGTGGCAGACGGATAGCAATCCGAAGAAACATTGAGACACAGGCAGGGAAGTCCTGTGTGTTGGCTGAAGAAATCGGTCATCATTGCACCAGCTCCGGTGACATTCTGAATCAGACTGATATCATGCACCGCAAACAGGAATATCGCGCACGGTTCTATGGATATAACCTCAAGATTGGTTTATCCGGCCTGCTCAGAGTTTATGAGGCTGGTTGCAGGAATCTTTTTGAAATGGCTGAGTTTCTGGATTGTACAGAAGAATACCTGAGAGAAGCTATACAGTGTTACAGGTCTAAGTATGGTATATGTGTTGCTGTTGATAACTATATCATTTATTTTGAACCATTTGCAGTGATGAAAATAATCGCTGTTGAATGAATATAAATTTTACACAATGTGAAGGAGTGTGATAAAGCATTGGACATCAAACAGTACATTGAAGAAAGACTCGATGATCAAATTGCATGGTATAGCCGAAAATCGCGGCAAGCTCAAAAAATGTACAAAATTTTTCAAGTCATAGAAATAATCCTTGCCGCAACTATTCCCTTATTCTCTGGTTACACCACAGACCATATTATTATTGCAGTTATTATTGGAGTTTTTGGTGCTATCATTGCTATAATTGAATCCATTTCTAAGTTATTCAAATGGCATGAAAACTGGATTGAATATC